TAACCGTTATCATTTTCAGATAGTTAAATTTCTTTCTGTTTGTCATCACTTCAAGCGCATTATTTGAAAAGATATTGACTAAAACACCATAGCATTTTATATAATCATTCGCACGGCTTAAAATTTCTTTTTGTGCCAGCGAAATTTTCCAGAAAATATCTGTTAAATTGTTACCAGTTTGGAAAGATAAGTCATTTCCGATTTGTTGCACGCTTATAGGTTGATTTTGTAAATCGGCAAGCGTTGAATTATAAGCCCTTATAGATTGATCTAACCCAATTTTAGCTTGCATATTGGCAAGGGCGTTGCTTTGGCTATTTAATTTATTGGAACTTTCTACAAATCCCGCTTGTACTTGTCTATTTTGATATTCACGCATAGCGTTGTATGTTGATAGTCCACCCGTAAATACATTAGAAACCGCCCCGCCAAAATCACCGCTTAGGGCTTTACCCACCACATCAGCGGTTGCACCAATGCCCGTGCTCCATTGGTTAATGTTAGCAGTATCAAGAGCATATTTTGCATTATAGCTTGATTGGTCATTTGCTAAGTTTACCTTGCTAGTTGATAAGTCAATGTTTTGTTTTAACATTTCTTTATTCTCTTTAAAGGTTAATTGGGTATGTTCCATTTGGTTTTTATGGGTTTGAATGTAAGAAGCTTCGGCATCATTCAAAATTGCAACGTTTTTCCCCGTCATATCGTTCAAACCATATTTGAAATGCTCGGGGTTATTTTGCGCCCATGTTGAAAAAGAAACTAGACTGTAAATATCTTCTTTAACGTAGTTTTGGCTATTGCTATTGTTATACTTTAAAAAGTTAATATGTACTTGGTTATTATCCCCAAGGCTTCCCGTAGTGATAATTTTATATTTATGATCGGGGTCAAGGTCTTTTGGGAAAAATTGGGGTTGGTAAGCGTAAGAGTTCCCGTAAATATCGTATAATTCAATCTCCGTGAACTCACTATTTAATAGTTGAAACTCCACATCAAGCGACGGATTCTTTTTATAGTTCCGCAAATTTTCTTGAATGCTTTCATAAGCCAGTAACAAAAGATTAGGAACTTCATATTCATTAGGTTGAAAGTTGAAAAATCCGTCAACTTCAATTAGTAAAGCTTCCACATCAAAAGCGCTGGTGTTTACTGAACCATTGCCCGTGACTGTTCCGCTTGTTTCACCCGTAACAGTTCCCACGACATCACCTGAAACTAACTCGGGCGGGTAAATAATGGATTCTATGTTGTCCGTACGTTCTAGCCCCGTTCTTTCCATTGTATAGCGTCCATAGTCGTAATTTTGATCTATCACATCAAATGAACTACTTGATACATTTGAAATGACACCCGTATGCCCCCAGATATTCGAAGCAGTTGGTTTCCAGTTAATGATTGCCCCAGCTTTTAAATCTGAAAAACTCGGGTCATAAATCACTTGCCAGCCATAACTAGCCCAGTCATAGTCACCCCCGATGTTGCTTGCGCTCATTCCTCTTCTCTGGTCGCTTCCGTTTGCTTGTCTTCCGCTTCCGTTGGGATTTGGGGTATTAATACCGCCCCCAATATTGCAACCGCCTAGCAACTCCGAATATAAGGCAACTAGCCCGTAACATTCCCCAGATCCTACGCTTGTGCCTACTTTTGACTTGATAACGTTTAGCGCTTCAAGTGTCTTTTTAGCTTCTGTCATTGCTTAACTTCCCTTTCTTAATTCGTCTTCAACCGTTGAAAGCCAATTTTCAGCTTCAGCGATTCGCTCCGATTTTTTATAGTTTACACCTTCCCAATTATACATGAAATCGCTTGCATTGTCCCCAGCGCTTGCACTTGATTTTGCGATTCTTTGGAAGGTTTCCGCCCGTGATTCTTCATTCATAAAGTTAAATTGAAGGCTAAAATCCCAAACGGATTTTCCTTTTTCTTTGGCGTAGTTGATAAGGGCTTCACATCTTGGACCCGTCCATTGACCGATTCCCATTCCTATCCAGTGGTTCCCGTCTGATCCTCTATATCCTTTTTCATTTAATGAAATGGTGTATAGGCTTGCGAAAGCGTCCCAGCTTCCTACAAGGTTTTCAGCAGTTGGAAGGGTTGCCATTTTATCGTATTCATAGCCCGTTGCATAATCTGCTTCGTATTTCTTAGCGGTGACATTGCTTTCAGCAGAGAAATTCCCGATAATGCCAGCGATTCCCGTTGCGGTTGCGTCTGGTACAAGTTTTTTAATCAATCTTGTTACCAGTCTTACCCGTGATTCTTCGGTTGAAATATCCCCGCTTTCTTCGGTTAGTGAACCACCCCCACCGCTTCCGCTTGCGCTTGTTGGTCGATAGTTTCTACTATTTTTAGAGCCTATTTCTCGAACCGTTGCGGTTATATTGGTTAAGATTTCAATATATTTCTTTCTTTCTCACGGTATTTGATTCCAATATCACGGGATAGATACATATTAATAATCTGGTTGACGGTTGTCCCGCTATTCTCTTTAAGCCCGAATAAATGACGATATAGGTTAGCCAGATAAAATGAAGGATATTTTTTCCCGTATAAAATAAAAGGTTTAGTCGTTCCCGTTTTCAAGTCAACGGGGATAAAGAAATATTTGAAAGATTTTTGCATACCTGAAAAGGTCATATTGTTTGGGCGCTTGGTCTTAGTTGTTAAATTTATGGTTGGTTTTGCGACAACGACAAGCCATTCTGTCTTAATGCCCACTTGCCCAGCTTTTGCGGGGAACTTAGTCCCAGCTTGGAAACCTTGAACGCTATCCCTTAAATTTTCGATAGAGTTTTTCAAGGTTTCTTGTTCAATCTGTCCAATAACTTGACCCGCTTTTAGTTCTTGCTGGTATGTATTCCAAACATCAATTTCATAGATCAATTCCGTTGTGCCTTCATTTTGATAGATACAGTCAAAAATAAAAGCGTAATAAGTCCGCCCATTATTGATGAAGCGCATATAAGTAGCCTTTTCAAATTCTTCAACCCGCCCAGAAACATAAATTGAACCGTTGCGTTCGATATATTGGAAGTCATCACGCTTATAAATCAAGTCAATATGCTTGTTTGGTTTTGTGAAAAAGTCTTCCATAGCGTCCAGCGTTTCAAAATTAATGACATTTGCATAATCATTTTTAAAAGGTGACTTGGTATATACCCAGATTCTCGTTTTTTCTTTCATATTCTTACCTCTAAAATAAAGGGAAGGGATAACCCTTCCCGTTCTTAATCAGTACCCATTTTACCTTGTCCAAGCCATTTTCCAGCTTTTCTAATTTTATGAGTTGCAGAGCCTTCTTTATTGATAGCATTGAAAGGTTGGGCGCTTTTATCTTGCCAACTTCCATTTCTACGCTTAAAGAATCCACTTGCACGATTTAAGCTTTTAAACACTCCAGCTTTACGAATTGCCCACGGTTTAATGGATTTTTTAAAGTTATTATATAGGAAAACACCCACATAAAAATTGTTGTTATCAAATTCACCGTTCGGATATGTAACGTTAATATTTAACGCACTAGCACTTGATCTTTCTTCTGGTAAAACCGTAACTGTGAACTCTTGCACCGCTTCGGTATTCTTAATCACTTCATCAGTTGTAAGCCCGTTAAAAGTCCAAATAGTTTTCCCGTTTACTTTTATATCATAGTTAACACGATAACCAGCATTATTTGAAACACGCTTAGACCACCAGAATAAAGCCTTTACTCTGATTTTAGCGGTGATTGAATTATCGGGATTTGTCCGTTCTTCGATAACTTCCACGGATTGACCCCAGAAACGCATACTTGCCCAGATTGACGGGTCATTATGCCCGTATTGAATGTAAGTCGTGTTTCCGTTTGTCATATACCCGTAATCTGTATCAGACCTTGAGAAGTGCCAAGCGTTCGCATAAGCTTCCGTCCAAGCGGGGACACCAGTACCAAAATTTTCTATTTTGGCGTTGGTGCTTGTTGAAAATCTTAACTCTAAAGCCATTAGATACCACCCGCCAAATCATTTTCAGATTGTCCGCTATTGGTACGGATAAAGGCGTTTCCGTCTGGTGTTCCACCAAAAATATTAATGTTACCAGTCGCAAGGTTTCGCCCTTCTTTAAAGTTCCCTTTAAGACCACCAGACCATGCACCCGAATTTTCAAGGTTTGAAATAAGTTTTGTCAACGTATCTTTTAAATCGTTGTTTTTGGTTGCTTGGTCTTGGATTTGTCTTGTAAGGTCTTCTTTATCTCGTTGTCTAGCTTGTTTTTCTTGCTCCAACTTTTCTTTCAGATTGTTGATTTCACGGATTCGGTCTTGTTTTTCCGTTTCTAATTTCTCATTGATACGGGTTTCAAGCGCTTGTAAATCACGCTCAACTTTTTCTTTTAAAAGTCGGATTTGTTCATCAATATAAGGTTTAATGACACGTTGATAATACTTGTCAGCCTTACCCGTGAACCAGTCATCAGCTTCTTGACTTGCCATGTATCGCTTAATTAAAAGCGGGACAAGTGTTTCAAGCAATTCTGTAATAGCATTCTTAAAGTCTTCAAACTCACTTTCAAGGGCAACGAAATCATCTAATAATTGCTTAAAGGCTCGTTGAAGCCATGCAATTAATTCATAGATAGAATTAGCATTATCAAAGCTTGTTGGCAATTCGGGGATAAGCCCCCAGCGTTCGATCCAATAGGAAGAATAACGCCCACGGTAATTTTTAAAAAATTCTTCTTTAAATTCTTCGGGATTCATAGTTCAAAACCTTTCTTATAGTTCATCATAGATTGGCTGTGGTGCGTTTCCACTTGTTGCAAATAAGCTATTATTTACAGTAGCATAAGTTTCTGACAATTCATTAATAGTTAGGTCTGGTGTGTTGATTTGTCCGATATAATCAAGACCAGAAATAGCAATTTCGCTTGCTTCTTTAAAGAATAATTCAATCATAGCCCCTGTACTATTAGGTGTAATTCTAACAATAGTATTATCAGAAAGTTTTTTAGTTAATGGATAATTGAGCAACGGGATATAAATAAAATGATTTTCATTTTTTCCATTGTAAAAGACTGATAAAATAAAGGTGCTATATGCAATATTTCCACCGCTTAAACTATAATAAGCGTTTAAAACATCTGAACCATAAAGGCTATATACATAACCAGTCATTGTATTTTTAGCTGGTAACTTCTTCAAGATTTCTGTTTTAGTGTTTTCAACTAATTCTTTTACCTTGCTATCGTTAAGAGTAAGGGCATTTTCAGTTTTTTCAACTGTCACCAGTTCCCCGCTTGAAAGCGGAAACTCTCTTAAATCTTGCGCAAGGCTTACGCTTTTTTGCTCGTCTGGTACGCTTCCACTTATTGAAGTGGTTGCTTGAATGAAAGGAACACTAGAACTTACACCGTTTAATTTGTCTTTATCAGCATTCAGTTTTAAGTCCATATCGTAATTTTTATCAAGTTCTAAATCTGCTAAGGCTTCCTTACCCTTGATTGTTACTGATTGAATGCCTTGCGGGATTCGTTTTTGAAACGTAATAATGGAACTAATCGCCCGTACTAGTTTTGTTGATTTAACCATGTTCTTTTACCTCGTTATTTTCATAAATTTGAATGGAAGACCCATATAGTTTTTTCAGTTCATAGAAATATAAGATACAGTCTTCAAGCAATTTCTTCTTTTCTTTTGTCAATCCCTTCTTATTAAAAACTAATAAGGTCAATCCATGAACCCGTTTAGTTTTTTCAAGGTGCTTCGTAAAGAAAAGTTTCATCATATCCAATGCAGTTGAAACACGGGCGCAAGGCTCATTATTTTCTAATGAATGCCCCGTGCATTCAACCTTAAACTGATCTTCATTTTCAGATAGTGAAATTTTTATCATAATTTTTCATGCCCTCTTTCTGCGGTCATCAATAGCCTTTTATCACCTTTAAAGTTGTTTGTTACCACAATTTTAAAGCTAGACCAGTCTATTAAAAGATTGTTGCGTCTTGATTCTTCAAATCCCTTTAATTCGGTTTGATAGTTGGGTGTGACAATTACCCCGTTGTCCCAGTGTGTCAACTGATTGACAAGGGGGACACTTGAAAAGTAATTATTATCATCAATCACCCGCCCAAAACCTTTAAGCCTTGATTTTGAAACAAGTTTATCATAGGAATAGTAAGCACCCACAATTTTAAAGCGGATATAAGATAAGGTATTCGCTTCAAGGGGTTTTGTGGTCTTTTCAATGCTCCAGCTTGCGCCCTCGTTACTCTTAAAATGATAACTGATAGGCTTCAACTTAATATAAAGGTTGTTTAAATCGCCTAAGCGCTTACTGTCTTTTTTGATATAGTAAAGCCCGTCTTTATCTGGTTGAAATTCACCCAGATTGTAAAGTGTCAGTTCTTCCAGCATACTATCATATTTTAATATCTTGGAAGTGGATAAGTCCTTCATGGTTTATCTCCTTTCTATTAATAGACTTGTAAAAATAGCTTGTCACAAATATTGAAAATCTGAAATTGTAAATCAGTTAAAGAAGCATTATTCTGCAAGCGATCAGCAAGGCTAGACCCAGACCAACCCGAAACGTTGGTTTTACTATCTGCGTTATTCTTTTGGTGATTTTCTACAAGGTTGTTAGCGTATTCAATAACACCGTATTTTTCAGTAAATAAAACTTCTTTTCGTTCTTGCGGTCTTGTTTCAACGATTTGAAGGGCTTGCCCGTCCCCTTGTTGATTGCCCACCGTATCAATATTCATGGACTTGTTAAGTTCTTCAACCGTCTTATTTCTTAAATCTGACAAGTGCTTGAATAGGTTAAAGCATTCATTGTTTAAAGTTTCTTCAAGGGCAATTTGAAAGCGGGCGAAAGTTTCAAGACCAATTTCACGATTATAAAAGTGTTTGCAAAACTCTTTCTTAAAGTCATTATTGACAAAGGGGTTTAAGTGCATATCCTTAAATAATTCATTGTAGGTTTGGTCTATGATCTTGTTATAATGAAGAAAGTTTCCGTCTTCATCAAGTGCCAGCCCGTCCAGTTGATTATTCACGGGGTTTCTATACCGTGATTTAAGAAATCTTTCAATGGTTGTTGTCGTGTGGTTTTGTGTCATTGTTAAGCCTTTCTAATCGGGATCAATGGTTGTGTGTCCTTCTTCGGCTAGGTCAAGCGCCACTCTATCAAGGTTAAATTGTTGGATAGTTTCAGCGGGTTTCACGTTGATATTTAAGCCATAACAAGCATTAATTAATTCAACCGCTTTCCGTCTTGACTTCCAGCCAACTTCAATATTTGCAGAAATAACACCATTGTTTGAAATAGCTTCGGACACTACCAAGCGCTCTTTCTTGTCGCTCGGGTTATTGTTAATACCGATAAAGGTGAGAAGCTGGTTCATAACTCTTAACTTTTCATCGTGAAGCTTATCTAAAAGGTAAGGGGCATCAGTTCTATATACTTGCAGATAGTCAGAAAGTTGTTTGAAACTGTCTTGCCCGTCCTTATCCTTTTGCTTGTTCAAATAAACAACGGGTTCAAAGCTTGAAATTTTATTGAAAATGTTTTTAAGAGAAAGTACACTTTTTTCATCAACTAAAACGAAAAACGGGGTGATTTGTGCATTTCTGTTTAATTGGATTGTCATTTCAATATCTGCCAGCTTTTCACAAAATAGCGTAATATAGGCAATGTAAGGTTCATAAAAATTATTGTTCGGGATAACAATACAAGGGCGCTTGCCTTTTGTTTCTTTCAATAGTTCAAATTCTGCCTTATTATAAGCGATATTTCTATCTTTAAAACGGGTATTAGATGAAGCATTCACGGGGATATAGGATAAAGGCAAGTCATAATAGTTAAGCTTTTGCCCTCTTGTTCCGCCTTGAAGAATATATCCCACTTCATCATCTTCAAAAAATGCAACGTGTCCATTTTCAATTAATTTTCTTTCAAGGAAAATTTCATCAATCTCATTAGGCAAGTTTTCCCATGTGAAATAGTTTACAATAATATTATAGAAATAGTTAAAGTAAAATTGGAAAAAAGCTTGTCTGTTTTTATCCACGGTCGTTTTTGAATGTTCAATCCTTCCCAACGTTTTTTGAAATTTTTTATAACTCATTTTTTAAAACTCCTTATACTAAAAATAGGCGGGCATAAGCCCGCCCTTTCATTAGTCCTCTGTGTACCAGAAATGAATATTTTCAAAAAGTGAAAGGCTAGTCATATAGTGATGGTGATAAAAATAATTATAAGTCATGTTACGAGGGTTGCGGATTGCTTCCATGTGCACCAACTTATCTTTATTAATGATAGACTTAGCAGAAATCAAGAATGCCACGGGCTTGCGTCCAGTATTAGCACCAGCACCCGTGAATTTTTCAAAGTCATCAACAACAATAGTACGGGCAAGAACGCTTGCTTTATCCATATTGAAAGCATTAGCCAACAGCATATCCAAGTGAGTTGAGAACTCTGCAGAAATAACTAGATATTGATCTTCAATTTTGGTTACGTTTGGAACGCCCACGGGGTTAAAGAATTGCTTACGACTTGGAATAGTAAAGCGTTTTGATTGATTAATCAAGGATTGGTTAAAGTCCATAACAAAATCAGCTTTTGTAGTGTCAATCTTAGTACCTTCAACGGTAATCTGTTTAGATGTTCCCGCCAAGTCAGTATAAGCAACTTCTCCAAGTGATTTTTCAAGAACTTCTTTAATTGCTTGGTATTCGTCCAGCGTGTCAGAAGATAGCAAGCTAGTGAACATTTTATCAATAAATTCATCAAATGCCATATCCGAAACAAAAGCTTTTTGAATCCATGCACGTTCAAAAGTACGCTCATAGTAATTTTCATTGTTTAGGGTATGATAGAAAATTTCGATATCAGTATCGGCAAATTTGAAAGGCGAAGTGTCATCTTTTGAATTGTATTTTTTCTTTTTAGCGGGGTGAACATAAATTTCTTGAAGGGTGTCACCAAATTCAAACGTTTCAGATTTGAAAATAGAAAGCGGGTTTTCATAAGAAAGCGCCTTGATAACGGTTGACCCAATACGGTTTACAAGCGCTTTAAAAAATTCATTTGCGTGTGCTTCGAATTGTTGCACGGGTACATTTGCGTGGTTGATACGCCCAGCAAGTACGGGGATATCTGCTTGGTAGTCAAGGCTTGCACGCTCACGGATTGAGTTTAGCAAGTCCATATTTGAAACGGGTTTCCCCATTTCTCCGGAAAGGTAATTTGTAATTTTATTAGCCATGTGTTTTTACTCCTCTACAATGTTTTCTTCATTGATATTGAGTTCCACCGCTTCCGCTTCCGTATCATCTACAATAGCGGGATAATTTGGAACTTCTTGCGCTGGTGTGTCTGCGGGCATTGTGTCCGCTGGTGTTACTTCCGCAACTGTTTGCGGTTCTGCTGGTTTCAACTGTTCTAAAACATTGTTGGGAAACCAATTAATGTGTTTTGAAAGATTATCCATTCTTTCATACCTCTTTTCTAAAATAGTTCATTAATAGCCGAAGCCATAGAGATTTCTTCTTGGGCTTTCTTCATGATTTCATCTTGTTGCCCAATTTGACGGTAAAGCGTGTTATTTGAAGATCGCAACTGTTGATTTTTAATGTTTAGTTGCTCCACGTCTTCATTTAACTGTGCGATTGTTGAATCAACGCTTAAAACAAAGTCTTTCACGCTTAAAAGGTCAGCGGTTAAGCTTTCAATTTCTTCATCGTTTCCGACTTTCTCACTCATAGCGTTGAGAATATCCAAGCATTCTTGCGAAGTCATAGCCAAACTCCTTTCCGTATTTATACAATAAAAGTATATCATACTTGTTATAATAAAACAAGTATGATATAATGAACACATAAGACATTTTCAAACTTTAATAGTAGGGGTTGGAAGGTAACACGCTAAGGCGTGCCAGCCCTTGCGGGTCATTTTTACCAACTGACTTTTAAAGATTTGAAAAAGTGTTTTATATCAAGGGTTTCAATCGAAGCCCTTTTTTATTTGCGCTTATTTAAACAAGCTTGCGAATGGGTTCACGGGTTGCACTTCTTCAAGCGTTTCTGGTGTGTCAAGCAATAGAGCATTTAAGCGGTAAAAGTCGTTCCCTTTATCTTTACCTTCCACAAAGACAATAGCCACGCCAACGGGTTTATCTGTCTTATAGTTTGGTGTTTTCTTGGTCTTAACTTCGCCCGTTTCTTCATCAACTTCTTCATGGTTTACACCAAAATGAACTTCTTCAAAATCTTCTTCCGAAGTGTAAGCCTTGACGGTTTCAGTTGCTTTAACAATGAAATAAGGTTTTGCTTCGGGATCTTTTTCATTGTCTGGTGTGTATTGAGTAAGTCCAAAATCAATAAGTTTCTTAGCTTCTTTTTCGTCCGCTGGTACAAGGTAAACCGTCTTAGTTGGTTTTTCTTGTTTGTATTTTCCGTCTGATTTGTTGGAAGTTGCGGTAATTGTAGCGCTTGCGATAACTGTATCAAAGTTGTTGTGTTTTACTGTTTTAGCCATGTTTGTTTTCCTCTTTTTTCTGTAATGTTTTTAAAAAATTAGTTGTGTTTATAATAGTGTTATTATTTTCTAAATTGTTTCTTAAATTTTTTGAAAATTCTAAACTATTATATAAAGCATTGCTTTCTAACTGATAAATTTGATTATCAGATAGATAAATCGTTAAGTTGTAAAAAGCGTTTAAGCTGATTTTATCAACCTCATCAATGATGAAGCGATAAAGTTTTAAAAGATAATCAAAATCTTCATAAGCATAATTAGACTTTAAAAAAGATTTGATATAGAGTTCATTTTTTGGAACATTGCTTGAAAGTTTGAAATAATAACCAGATTTATTTTTAACTTGTTGAGTTCTTAACAATTTCTTGATAAAACCTTGATAGACCTTTAAAACAAAATCGTCAAATAAGATAATCGGTTTCTCTGATTTTGAAAGTTGTTTCATAAATCAACGTACCACCTTTAATTTGTTTACTTGCTCGTTTGCCCTCAAAAGTTGCACCGATAACAAAATTTTCAAACGTTACCTTTTTCTTGATTTCGTCTGTCATACCAGCACCCTTTACATCAAGAAAGCTTGTCCCGTCTTCGTTGATAATTTCTTCCAGATAAAGCTTAGACCTTAAATATTTACCCTTTTTGGCTCGTCCTTCGTGCGCCCACTTTCCGAACTCATTCGGGTCTATATCTAAGACAAGATTATCAGAATGGAACAAATGAAGGCTGTCCGTATCTGCATATAAGAAATTATCATAGTTTGCTTGGGCGTTTGAGATAATAAAGTGTCTAGCTATGGAAGTTGTAAATAAAGCAACGGGAACATAAACGGGCTGAACTTCTTCATCTTCATCATTCTTAAATCTCAATATTTCTTCATCATCAAGATAAGCAATTTTCTTGGTTGATACAATTTTCGCTCCAAACTTTCCATACAATGAATTAAGCATAATTTTCGCTTTTTGCTTTTCTGCTGGTGTTTTGGCGTTTTCTTTCTTGAAACGATAAGTGCTTATGTAATCATCAAACAAGCCCTTTTCTGTTTCAAATTCTAATGTATCAAGATATAAGATAGTGCTATCATAATGCTTTAAGAACAAGTCAAGATCAAAATTTGTCAAATATAGGTCAATAGCTTCATCATTTGAAGATTTGACATAATCGCTTGTCCGAACACCGATTTTTAAAGCGTCCAATTTTCGCTTTACTTGAATGGTTGGAAGATAACCCCTTTTCAGTTCAAACTCTGCCTTTATATGATAAATATAATATTTATCTTCATGTATCGTTTTAGGCTTGCCCTTGTATCGCTTAGGCTTGCCTATTGGTAGCGCTGACTGTAACATAGTAGCGGGATACATTGAATTAATATCATAGATATCTATCAATTTCTCATGCGTAAGACCTTGATATTTTGGATTAGCAAAAGTCCACCCTCCACGGTAGGCACTCCGACAAAAGCGGTCTATATCTTCATTCAAAATTGGGAAAAAATCTCTAAAACTTCGTCCACTTTTTCTGAAAATACGTTTAAACTCTGTAAGGGCTTCACTTGCCGAAGTGAATTTTGTGAAACCTTCTTCAAAATACATTGCGTAAATCCCACGGGCTAAAATACCCACGTCCGTTTTAATGTATTCAATCCACTCTTCTTTAACTTCTTCGGGTTTTGTATCAAGTAAGGGGGTTTCACCTTTTGCAATAGGCATTTTAAACAAGCCCGCCATAGTTGAAATCGAAAAGTTTAAGATTTTCAAGCTATCCCGAAAAGTTAACTTAAAATCGGGAAATTCTAAAGTGATTGAATACCAAACACCCATATCATTAATAAAATAAGAGCATTCTATATCTTGCGATAAGAAAAAGTTAAGCAAGAAAGACCCATCAAATTTTAGGTTATGAAAGAAAATGATGAAATCATCTTCACCCGATTCTTCATTAATTTGACACATGGTTAAATAAATGGATTTTAAAAAATCTTCAATATTTTCATGAACCTTAAATTTTGAAAAATCATTATAATCTTCAACCCTTGCATAACAAGAAAGCCATACTTCCGTTTCTTTTGGATTTGTGGTTGTTTCAAAGTCCCCTGCTAGATAACAAGGCATTATCTAGCCTTTCTTTTCTTGATTCGTTTCATATCATTAAGAAATTGTTTTGAAAACCTATCCACATTATCCAAAATCTCACCCGCCAACGTTTCTTGAAATTCAAAGGCGGTTTCTTTCCCGTCTGTATTAATGAAGACCATGACATTATCAAAGGAAACCTTATCCGAAGCCCCACCCGTTAAGAACTTACCAAAATTTGAAGCGCTCATGCGATTAATACGATTTTTAAGAGCATTGAACTTCTTGATCTCGTTTTTATCCGTGCTTTTTGAAGAGTTTAAAAACATATCTTCAAGAGCACTGATATAGCGTTCTTTTGCTTGTCTGTCACGCTTAGAGCGATAAGCCTTAACTTCCTTAACATCATTAAAGCGGTTTAGTTTGGACTTCTTAGACTGTCTGAAACCTTGGGTTAGTTTTTCTTCTGCGAACTTGTCCCCATACCATGCCTTAGCTTTCTTTACATAGTCTTGCGTGTAAACGTGTCCGCCTAAGACCTTAGTTTTTCCCTTACCCTTAATCTCATGGTAAGCCCTTTCTAGTGCCTTGTCAGACATACCCGCAAAGTTCCAGCGTCCGCCTAAATAGGCTTTAATCTCGTTATTATTCGCCCCTTGTCGTTGCAATGTTCTTTTCCGTCTTGTTAAATAGTCACGGGCTATTTTGCGTTCTTTTGGTGTCATTAACTAGAAACCCCCTGACTATATTCTAAGACTGTTGAGAATGGAAGACTTGCAACCATTGGGACATATTCATAATCTAAAACTTCAATAGTTAGCGCTTTTGGATAGTGCTTATCCAAATAATTTTGAATATAGCGCAACTGTCGTTTTTGATTGATTACAACTGTTTCCGTTGTGATCTTAACTTCTTCACCTTCTCGCTCGTAAATATTAAATGTAACACTAGTAGCGTTGAATTTTACCTTAATATTTTGCAAATTATTAAACCCCCTTTCGTTTAAATTCGCTTTTTACATTAAGGAAATATATTTTTATTTCCTTATTTAAGGATATAAGCTTTTATATCCTTAATAAAGAAATAATTTATTTTCTAAAAGTCACCCCGTCATTTCCCATTGCATGAACTGGTAAAATTGTCACAAATAAATCTTCATCACCTTTATAGTAAATTCTGAAATTGTCATGTTTAATTGTTGGTGTATTCTTCACAAACTCTTTACCAGCTTTATAACGTTTTGAAATGCAATCAAGTAAACGGGTTGAAAACCAAGTAATCTTTCCGTCTTCTGAGTCAATAAGTGTGAAATTGTTATCTGGTTTATATTTTGAATTGATATTATTTTCACCATTTAAGAAAGTTTCTAAAATTTCTTTTAAATATTCTTTATATATATCACCTTTTCTGTTAACAGTTTCAGAAAGTTCTTTATATAGATCTTCATTAGTATTTTCTTTAATAAAAATCATTATTCGGGCATCTGTGAAAATGTGATAACCTTCAATCTCTTGTTTATAGAAATATCTACTATCTTTATAAATTCTTTTAATAAGAGTTTTAACATTTAAAATCATTTTTTCTTTACCACCTTTATTTTCATTATA